TATTAGTATTCAAAGAGAGTCCAGATACTGTTGTTATCTTATCTAAGGTAGGATCATTATTATTTTTAGATTCTAAAATAGAAACTACATTCACAACATCAGGGACATTTAAAGATATCTCTCTATCCTCTATTCTTAGTCCGTAATTATCATTCTCAGTTAATCCATTTGTACTAGTGCTTACGCCAGCTCTTGTTTTATCAATAATTATCTTATTACTTCTTGTAAATTGTTTAGTTTTATTTGTAATCCCTTGTTTCTCTACAGTAACATTTAAAACTGCATCACCACTACTCTTACTTAATCCACTAAATTGTACTTTTGAACCTGCATCAACTAAGTCAAATTGATCTCTTGTAAGTGTTTCTACTGTTCCATCAGCATAAAGTAAAGAATATTTTTGTGTGTCAAAATTACTATAAAATGCACTTGTTATTCCTGTAGGAATTTGTTGTATGGTTGAATTAGAACTAAGTGTAAACTTAGCAGTCTGAGCAGATACCGATAAAGTTGAATTTGATAAATCAACTTCACATATATCATTAAATCCTAATTTTGCATATAATCCTGTGTTTTCTTTATCTACAACGACTGGAGATGCTAAAGATATTGAAGATGTGGTGTTGATACCAACTTTACCATCATTTACTCCAGAGACAGTTGTGATTCCAGCGACAGTTAAGGTTTTTAAATCTGTACTAATAGCAGTAACTCTATTAAAATTGATGTCAGAAGTTCCTGCAGTTTGATATTGTATGATTGATTCTGTTTTTATACCTGTAAATGCATTGCCAGGTGATATTATAGTTCCCGTAAGACCGTTAGTTGATGATATTACACTGTTAGTGAAAGATGGTATTGATTGTATTCTAGTTGTTTCTAATATTGTATCGGCACTAAAATCTATAAATCCTGATATACCACCAGCCATTCCATTTGTATTTTGATAAACTGATTTTACATCTTCAAAAGTATATTGCCTAAATGATACGATAGATCTAACTGGTTGTTCAGTTTCATCGAAAATTAGTCTTTCATTTGGAATAAAGGTTCCAGATGTTTGAGATAAAACTATTTCAGTTGCAAGTGTAAATGTTTCATTAACAAATCCTGTAGCACCACTGTTAGCACCTCTAACAAAAGTACTGATTGATGCCGATAAGGGTGCGTTTAAAGTAATAAACGTATATGTTTGAACATCAAATAAATGAAGATTCCATTGACTAGCATCGTCTATATATGGTGCATTTCTTAATCCAAATGAATACACCCTTGCTTTTCCTATTTCATACGCACCAGATGGAAACCCAGTTGCGATCACCGAATCTTTTCTTCGACTTAACAGAGATACTGTATTTGCTTCAATATCAGTTCCTAAAACAGGTGTTCCAGATACATTATTGACACGTATTAAAGTTCCCATATCAAATGGAACTAACGCGGTGTTTACTTTCCCTTTATCTCTTGGTTTTTCAAAATCTACAATAGTTGTTCCAGGTGTACTAATTCTAAAACCCTGCACATATGCTTTACCTGAACTAACTTCAAGACAACCTAAATCATCTGATGGTGTGTTTCCTTCTTCTGTTATTTGATTTGATTTAAATACTCCTCCATTAGAAAGTCCATCATCTAATGAATCTGATACTTCAACTTTAAAATTATCAATTGAATAGTTTCCAGATTCTTCAAATGTTCTAGCAGCTAAGTATTTCTCTAGTTCATTATAGACAGAAAAATCTTGTAATTTTTTAAGTTCACCATCTCTTAACTTAATTACTTCAATAAAGTCAACATCACTTGTATCACTTAAAGATTTTTTTGCTAAAGTTGCACTTATCTTAAATCTATCTGCACCAGGTGCTGCAAAATTAGAAAATCCTTTTGCATTATCAAATAGTGATGAGTCTTCTTTTGCTGTAATGATTGACTCTGTAATTCTTAATCCTACTCGATATGATGGTTCATTTGAATATGCATCTAATACTATAGTACTTGTAGGAACGGATACAAAGGTTCCTCTGATGAAATATACCCCTTCATTCATCTTAACTGCACTACCAGTCGCAGAGGCGTTTGTAGACACCAATGTAGCAACGCTCTCACCTGTTACAATAGTTGTATTACCATAGGTAATGTCTTCAAGAGTTAATAAAGGTTCTCCATCTTCTAAATTTGCAATTATATTATCATTATTTCCTGTTAAATATTTTACAAAAATTGTAGTATCAGTAATATTATCTGATAAGTTTGTAAATTTGCAATCATTAACTAATAATTCTATACCTGAATTTTGTCCTTTTAATTTTTTTCCTTTTAAATTATCAAGATAAAGGGATATTGGAAGTCCTAAATGTTCAGATTCCAATCTCACTGAAAAATATCTGTCATCATATGAAACACCACCAGGAAGAACCATTGATCCATCCTTAAACACATGGTTACCGAAAGATTGTATCTGATTTTGTAATATTGATTGTAAAGTTGTTAATTCACGAGCCTGTACAGGTCTACCTGGTCTAAACAAAACTCTGTAAAAATTATTGTCATCATTAAAGTCATCATAATAAGGACTTATGTTTAAATTTGTTTTCTGTGACATGTTTTAGAATTCCAGTATAACTTTGATGTCTTCTTTTTGCCTACTATCTCTAGTGATCAATTGTCTATTATCTAGGTAGATAATATCACCTGACTGATTATTTATCTCAGATTGTGCTACACCATCTTTGAAATCAACTCCTAAATCAACTATTTTAGTTCCTGTAGGATTTGTGGTGATACCACTGAAAGTAGTTTTTATTCCTACCTCATAACCTGCTCCAACACCATCAGTTCCTCTTATTTTTTCACTACCACTAAAGTTGTATATCTGACCATTTGTACCTGATATACTATTAATTCCAACTGAATCTGTTTGATCTCCAGTAGTTTTATTAAAATACAATGAACGATCTTGATAATACTTCAAAACTGCAATTTTATCACTAACATCAGTTGATATAATATCAAAGGAAACAACATAACCTCTTGCTTGACCAATTACAGTTCCACTATTATTTTTAACATCTTGTGTAATTAAATCACCTATTTTTGCAGGAGTTGGACTATCGAAAGAACTTAAGTATAATGATGATACTGAAGAATATTGAGATTGTGTAAAAATCTGTGTGGATCCTATTGATGTTGGATTTTTAACAATTCCAATCTGAGCAAATTTAGTGTCAATTGGAAAATCCTTAGTAGAATCATCAAATCGAGCGTAAACTAAAACTCTATCAGCACCTAATTCTTTATAAATATCAAACCCATGTCCCTTTGATGGTGGAATAATAGGTATCAGTTTAGCATTAGGATTGGTAGGTTGTAGATCCGTTAAATCAACCATACCATAAGTATAACCTTTTCCACCTACAGAGACTTTTACATCACTAATTTTTGCATCAGTTCCGACTTCAACGATTGCTTTTCCACCATTACCATCACCAACAATATTCACTTCTTGACCACCAGCACCTGCATTACTATATGAAGTACCTCCATCTTCAACAAATATTTTCTTTATTTGGTTATTACTAATATCAGCGTTTCCATTATCTCTAACGTTTGCTATGTTAGCATCTGTTGATGTTGCCCAATCAGTAGGTAATGGAATAAATTCCGTAGCATCAAATTTTATAATATCACTTGGAGGAACTGTAAATAAGTACTTCCAAAGATAACCATCGTCAGTGGCACCAGTAGCTCTAAATGGTTCTAATCCAGTTAAAGTTGGTTCATTTAGGGAAGGATTACCTGTAGTATTAATTCCTGAAGAACCATTATCAATGCATATATAAACATTAAAATCTTTATTGATTACATAGAAATCAGTATCATATAATCTTGATGTCTGCCCGTTTGGAGTTCTGTTGGATGCACTGTAATCATGACGATACATATCATAAATTGTATCTTTTGTCCAACTTATTTTTCTTATGACTCTTCTTACATTGTCTGAAGTAATTTTTTTACCAAAAATCATTGTGTCTCTTGAATGATTTAAGTAGTTAAAATTATCAACAGGAACTTTTCTGGTTGTTTGATCATTCCATTCTGCATCATTTGCATTTCTACCAAAAGCATTAGGCGATCTAACTGTAGCAGATGGGTTTGACAATCCAACAAAAACATAGTATGAATTTGAAGAATTATTTACATCGCCTAAAAAATTACCTGCGTTATTAATTCTAAACTGATCTGTTACAATTGCCGACATTTTTTATATTCTATAGTTTTTTTCTTATATTTATACTAGTTTAGGCACCAGTCCTATCTATTAAAGCACCAGTGTCTCTAATACCAGAATTTCTTCTTTGTATTCTTGGGAAAGTTGTTAAACCTGAATTAACAGTTTTACCTGAAATGGTAACTGAAATTGGGTTTGTAGTTGACCTAACACCACCAGTAAGTTTACCCCAAGAGAACTTACCTGATATACCACTAGTTGAAATACCAGTGAGTGATGTGTCAGTTTTTACACCAGCAACAAATTCAGCAGTATTAGATGTCGTGCTGTAAGAGCTGATTAGATATATGTTATCAAAGAATGATGTACCAATTCCTACAGGAGCACCCGAAGAGGTAACCACTGAAGTTACACCTGAACCAACTGCAGTATCAAATATGTAAATTGGATCCCCATTTCCTAATCCACTAAATGTTCCAGATTCTTTCTCTAAGAAGAATTTAATAGTTGAACTACTTAAAACATTTATTGCTGTAATAATACCTGAGAATCCATTTGAACCAGTAAATCCAGTAATTATCTCTGATGGTCTAATAGGAGTTGGTGCAACCACATTTGGAACTGCAGTTGTTGTATATCCAAAACCAGGATTTATAATTGATACTGAAGTTATAATACCACTTGTAATATTGGCATTTGCTGTGGCAAAGATAGTAGATCCTATCCCTAATGCAATTAAATCAGGTGCTGTCAGAGCAACTCCAGTATTAGATATTGGAGAGGCAATTGATAATGCAGTGCTAGAACCCACATATCCCTTTCCACCATCATTAATAGTAATGGATTGAATTGTTCCACCAGCAGAAACGACTGCAGTTAAATCTGCTACTCTAGGTTCTATAGATTCGTCAAATACAATTGTTCCAATATTATTTGGATTCTCATAGAAGAATAAATTTGTCAATGAATTTGTTCCAACTCCAACATTATCAATGTAAATTGTATTATCACTAGATCCAAGATCTTTAATTATTCTAGCTTCTGGGAATACAAGTGGTTCAATTGAAGGTCTTACTTTAGTTATCAACTCACCATTTATAAATTTATCTGCTTTTTGTTTAATCCATCTGAAAGATTTTAAATTGTTAGAATCTATGCCTTGATTAAAGTATACGGGAGTTTCAATTAAATCTGATGTTGAAATTCCAGATATGACTCTTATGTTTTGGTCAAAACCAGGATTATTATTATTTTTAAGTAATTGGAACTCATCACCAACTTTTACAGATTCAACTACATCTACAAATGTAACATCTACGTTATTTGTTCCTTTATAGAAAAATATTGATACATTATCCTTGATGTCAGGTGCCTCTGTAAATTCAAAAGAGGTTCCTCCATCAAATATATAAGCGTCACCAGGATTTTGTATAACTCCATTAATGAATATTAGTAATAATGATTTCATATCAATTTGAGAAGACTTTGCACTTTCAAATGATACCAATTCACCGTTGAAGTTTAATGGGAATCTTTTTCTATTTCCATCTTGTAATGGTTTAATAGTATCAATATAATCAAATTCACCAACATTCCAAGAACAGAAGGAATCTGTGAATACTTCATTAACTGTAAATTCCAGTTCAGTTATTGGTGATGTCAGTGATTTATCTGTTATCAATCCAACTGGTTTAAATACATCACCTTTTTTAAATCCAAAACCAGTCCTTGTTATATCAAAAGATTTAACTTCAAAAAGAGTTGATCCAATACCAGTAGTGTTACTACCTCCAACGTCAATGTTTAGAAGTAATCCAGTTCCTGTATCTGTTGTAGCTCCAACACCTATCCTTGATACTCCTGTTACTGGTAAGTTTTCATATCTGGGGGAGGGTACCTCTATTCTAGGATTAATATATCCAGTTCCACCACCAACAACACTGAATACGAGTGTTCCTCCAATACCAACAGTTGCAGTTACAGTTGCACCAGTTCCAACTCCACCACCAGATCCAACTCCAACAGTTAATGTATTTGTGGTTGTTGTTGATATTGATAAAGTAGCGTTATGTGCTGGATCTGTTGTTCTTGGATATGGATGATCTGTTGCAAATTCATCTTTACTACATCTAAATGTAAGAGATTCTGTTGCTATTCCTATTGTATTTGAAACCGTCAATCCATGATTTGGTATAGTTAGAATCATGAGACCAGTTAAAGAGTCATAATCAGCACCAGTAGGTGTAAATTGTGCTCCTGTATTTGCAGTTATAGCATTAGTAGCAGAACCTACAAACCTATGCTCATATGATTCATCAACAACATTAATATGAATAATTCCATCTCCTGTGGTACTTATTCCAGAACGATATCCAGATCCATGGAAGTCTCTTGTTCCAACTCCCACTGATGTAATTGATCCACCTGCACCAAGAACAGCTGTGACTGATGCTCCTGCTAAAGGTGCTATTCCTAATCCACCACTAAATCCGATTGATATAATCTGTCCTGATCTTGGCAATTGATTTTGATTTACATCTGCCTCACTAATAATTTGAGTTCCATTAAATGAAGAAATACCACTGAATATAAAACTCGTTACTCCAACTGATTCTGAAAACTCATAATTATTGGTGGGGTTTTTATCTGTTGTTGGTGGTTGGAATATTCCATTAATTGTTACAAAAGCACTTCCAGTTGTAATTCCAGTAGTATTAACTCCAGATATTGTTGTGGTAAATGTTTTACCAATACCAGTAAACTTGTCTGAAACATCATCAAAAATTGCATTTGAATCATAATTTTGTCTGAGATAAACTCTTCCACTAAAGTTAGACCTACCACGATCTCTATTAGAATCATCTCTATCTAAAATATTAGTTCCTTTAGGTGGATCTACAAAGAATATTTCATCACCAACAATATTATAACCACCTTTGAATAATCTAACTAAACTAGTATCAGTGTGAATGGATGATGAAGAACCAACAATACCTCTACTTACATCAACTAGATTTAAAGAACCAGTATTTGAAATAGGACCAATGTTTGTAGTTCCAAATCCAACGTTATTAACTTTTAAGAACTCATCATCTACTTTTAGTAAATCTCCAACTATGATAGAGGTTATTCCTGCTAAAGATATAATTGAAGTTGATATTGAAACTTGTCCACCAACATTATCTGATAGTGTTGTTGTTATGGGTGTAAATGATATTGGTGATTGAATTATATCATCAATAGTGATTAATGATTTTTCATTTTTCTTAAACATCTCCAATTTATGTCTATTTCCAGATCCAACACTATTAAAAGTAATTGCAGCTCCTGCTTTAGTTGTTGATAGTTGGAATACTTTTGAGTTAACAGTTCCAGATGGTTGAACAACATAAACTTCACTTGGTAAAGGATTACCATTTGACATTATCAAAGATGAGAATCCAACATTAGATGTACCAGGTGTATAAATTAATCTCTCATTTTTATTAAAGAAGTTGTTTTCGATTGTAAATTGCCCTGTTTCTAAATTTAAAGCAGTCACAGGATTAAAGAAATTTGCAAATATTGGATTATTATTATTTTTTAGTTTAAATTGTAATCCATTAGATCTCACAGAGTTTAAAGCATCATATTGTAAAAGAGATATTGCATCAAAACTTTTACCATAATTTAAATTTGGTACTAAATTAATTACATCTAATTTAGTATTAAGAATCTCATTAAAAGATTGTACTAATAAATCACCTACACCAATATAATTAGAATCTGGATGGAATTTTAAGTTTAAGTTAGATCCACTATACTCTGAAGAGAAAGTTCCTATTCCTAAGTCATCTCCTATTGTCATAAATGGATATTGTGTGATAAATGTGTTTTCACCATCATGACCCATAAGTATTTGATGTAGAGCACTAGTATTTCCAATGGATACTCTTACTATACTCTTAATTGAAGTGTCTCTTATTGTTGAAAATCCTGCTATAACTGCAGTTGATGCAATGCTAACAAAATTAGATTCAAATCTACCAGAATTTTCAAATCCAGATATTTGTGTATTATTTTTAAATCTATGAGTACCAACTCCGACTGCAGTAGTTCCAAAACCAACAACTTTAGACCTAACAAGAACTTGATTAGATCTATCATTTTCAAAATTTAAAGATAGTATATTTGAATTTAAATTTGTGGTAAAAGTCCCTATAGAATTAGATGTATTTGTTTCTAATGAATAATTTGATATATAAGAATTTGTTCCATCATGAGTAGCATAAATTTCAACAATATTATTCTCATTTGTTATTGAATCATTGATTTCAACTGTAGCAAAATAAGAATCTATATTAGAAATATTTGAAGATATTATTGTTGAGGTTGAAGACGCAGAAACGTTTTGATTTATTCCATGCAAATCAACAAATCCTATGGAAGAATTTCCAACACCAACTCCTGATAAAAATGATTGTTGTAAAATTTTAATATCTAAATCGGTATTAAAAGGATCAACAGGAGTAAATACTAATCTGTAATCGTTATTTGGACCATTTTCTCCTAAAATATCAACTATCTTTGCTTCATCATTAATTGATCCTTTTTGAATTGTAAATATATTACCTTTCACAAAATCTATTGATGTAAGTAATTCTGTTAACTGAAAAGTATTAGTTGTAGTTCCAATTCCAGAAGAAACAGATGGAACTCTTGTTTGAACTAAAAATTTATTAAAAGAATTAGTAAGATTTATAAATCCATCTCTCGTCGCATTATTTGTAGAATTTTTAAACAAACTGTTTATATTGTCTATTTCTAAAACTCTATTTGTTGAACACTCAAAGAAATTTGAGAGTAATTTAGTGTCAAAAGAAACAAATTTAGATCGTAATGGATTTGATAAAATATCAACATCTTTTGCTAAATCAAAATTATCAATGGCATCAACTCTATTCTCAGATGATAAATCTCTAATAATTGTAGATGAATCAACACTAGTTGTAGAACCAACTCCAACTGATGTTGAAATTCCTAAATCTGCAAAATTCTTAAGACCTGTAGTATGTAATAACTTATTTACAGGACTTACTAATGTTTGATACTCAATTGGACTTTGTATTGTATATGAAAGTGTTTGATAATAATCATTATCAGGAATTACTTGATAATCTTGATTTAATTTACCAGTGTTATTAGACCACCCAATAACTCTATCCGATGCAAAATCAACTTTAAACTGTCCTTCATTTTTGAATATACTATTAATAATTGCAATTGATCCAGAAGACTTTCCTTTTATCTTATCATTTTCTTGTAAATCAAAACTACCTTGAATTTTAATATAATTATTAGTTATTCTATCTAAGTTGAGACCTACATTATTAAATATGGATCCATCTCTAGAAACTAAGAGCACTTCTCCCAATGTAAATTGAGATTGTTCAGTAATTACTGTGAATTTAGGATAATCTTTAAAATTAATCGCTCCAGCAAAAGATTGAATTGTTTTTGCTAAACCTGGATTTGTTACTAATGGACTTGTACCACCTCCATGAATATTAAATTCTAATATGAATGGATTTGGATTTAAACCACTACCAATTATTTTTTCTACAGGATAGAAATTAAATTTATTAGATGGTGAATTAAAACTATTCCCATATTCATTTTCTATACCCTCTACAAAAATTGTATCTCCAACCGCAAAAGGAGCAGTTGAAAATCCTAGAATTGGAGTTGCTAGAGTTACAGTAACTATACCACTAGTAACATCAGTAATAATCGTAGATCCTATGGTAACATTTATGATAGGTATTGCACTTGAATTATCTTTAGTAAATAATTTACAATTACCAATTCCTTTAGGAGTATTAATTACATCAACACTATTAATGGATTGAGATGCTTGACCAATATTTGCAATTAAAGAACCACTATCTACAATTTGTTCTGTTTCAACATCCTGTAAAACTAATTTTGGAGAAGTTGTATAATTTGTACCACCATTTTTAACATTAATTGCAACTATTTCACTTGAGTTCTTTGTGCTTATAACTGGAGATAATCTTGCTATAGGGGTTAAAGTTTTATCAGATGCATATTCAAATCCAATATTTAAAATATCAGTATTTTTAATCTTGTTACTTGTTGTTGATGATGGTAGTAATTTAGCATTTATCCCTTGAGTAGATGCAACACTAACAAATCTTGGTAAAGATTTATATCCAGAACCTCCAGATGCCAAATTAATACTATCAATAGAACCATTATCAGTTTTTGATGTTGTAGAATATTCTAATGTAGAAGTATTTGTTGTATCATATGATAAAGACTCTGGTTTTGATTTTAATCTTATATCAAAATGTGTGGTGCCAAAACTTATGATAGGATAATCTTTATTATAATCACTATCAATGTATGAAATTTTAGATCCATTTAAAACATCGATATCTGAGGTACTAATAAATCCAGATTTTTCAACATTGTAAAATAAATTTTGAGGATTATCAATTGAATAATTTAAAGTAAGAGTAGCCGTTGAAGTTATTCCAATTGTTCCTGAAGTGGATACTGTATTTACAGTTGTTTTTCCTGTAGAAACAAAATCATTATTAAAATTTTTATCTTGATATATTTTAAAATTAAGATTGGATAATGAAGAATCTGATATATCAAATACTAAATTATTATCTTTAATTACATTTATTGGTGGATTAATTAACGATAACTGGTGTTGAGAACCTCCAATTGATACAATACTTACAATCTTAGGTGGAATTTGTTTTGAATCATGAAATGTTTCTGCCAACTTTACAGTATCATCATCTATTTTGTAAACAAAATATCCACCAGTATTAAGTCCTGTAGCAATAGTATCAGTTGAATCATAATATACCTTGTCCCCTGTTTTAAATTCGTGAGAATTTAAAGTTATTGTATTATTAGTTGTATTAATTCCTGCTGAAGTAAATCCTACTTGATTTACAAGTAAACTATCAATTAAATGATTATATTTAAGTCTAACATTAGTGGAAGTTCCAATACCAACAGATTGATCAGAAATAATATTTAAAGTAACTATATCTCCTGCAGATAAATTATGTGATGTTGTTAAAGTAACTCTTGAATTAATCCTCTCTACATTTCCAGTAATTTTATTAAAATTAGATTCAAATCTATATTTAAAGTAGTCATCACCATTTGTTCTAAAGAATAAACCATTAGTAGAAGTAATTAAACCAACTTGAGTTACTATTCCAATATAATTTGGAGATTTATTAATTGCAAATAAAGTTTGACTTGTTCCTGAAAATGGTATGTTAAATGATTGATTTGCTGCTCCATCTCTAGATACTTCAAGAACACTATTTCCATCAGTTTTGAATGTTATTTGTTGACCAGTTTTAAATGGATGATTTGGTAAAAATATACTCTGTGCAGGTACAGAAACTGCGTTTGTAGTGTCACCAACAGAAACATTAACTGAAGATGTTATACCTGCTGTTGTAGCGATACCAACTGCCTGTTTAGGATTAAAATATACTATGTCATCTACTTTAGAATTTATAAAGTTGGTATTAAATGATATATCAAAGAAACTAGGTATTAACTTAACTTCAGTAGAAAGTGTATGTGCTGTTCCTGTAATCCCTCTTTCAACTCTTAAAATATTCCTATCATCAAATTTATTTAAAACTAATAATTTTTCAGTTCCAATTCCGATACTGCTTCCTACTGATATTATATTTGTTTTATATACAAATATATCAGTTACAATTCCAGCAACTGAATTAGAGGGCACTTCCTTATATAATATCGTACTTTCAGTTGGAATTCCAGATACGTTATGATTTCCAATTAAAGAAACACCAGAAGTTGATTTAATATCTGTTGATAGTCCTGATATTTCAAGATTAGTTCCAACTTCTAATTGATGAGTATCTGAAACAAATACCGAAACTGTAGTTGGATCTTTTCTTATGAAAGTAAGATTTTCTAGTTTTTCATAAGATGTTGTAATGTCTGATATTGGTTTACCTTTTAACTTACTGACAAAAGCACTAACACCATCACCATTTGTATTACTATTATCAAATATTACATTATCATTTACTTTGTAACTTTCACCAGATTTTAAAATTTCTATTGAATCAATGGAACCTTGACTCACAGATGTAACTCTTGTAGTTTGTGATAGTATCTCATTTGATTCAATAATAAAATCATTGTTTGCAAATGAATCTGATAACTTATATGGGAATGTATTTCTAATTAATTTTGAATTATTAAAGTTAAATGATTGACTTAGTTTTAATAAGGGGTCTAAAACTTCAGGATTTGATCTATATGAATTTCCAATAAAATATGGAAATTGTGGTTCTTTTGTTATAGTATTAATACCAGCAAAATAAGCATAAACACCATTTGGATACTCTGGAGTTTTACAATATCTTCCATTATGTTCATCTAAGTCTGTGGTATCTGTAGGAAGATATGAGAAATCTTCAACAAAAAATCCTAAATCAAAAGGTAAATCCCCTCTGTCTTCTATGTTTGTTTTTATAGAATATGATGTTTTTAATATTTTTATCGCTGATGAATTATCAAGTGGATCACTATAACCAAATGGTCCGTAAATTGGATTTCCGTCATATGCCCATCCGACGATTGGAGAGTGACTATTTGGTTTTTGATCATAACTAGATTCTCCAATTGCAGTCGAATAACCAACTGTTGTAAACTTAAGTTCGTTATTAGATGGTAAAAGTGCAAGATTAGAATATCTTTCTTTATATGGTCTTGATGATTGAATATTGTTTATACTTAATTTTTTAATTGAAGTATTAAATACTGCATTTTTTCCTTTAGGAACTATATTGATTCTTGTATTATCAAAAGTATAATTGATTCCAGAATTTAAAATAATTACATCAATTATCTTTAAGAATGTGAGGGAAGTTTCATCCCTATCAATTATTGCTCTTAGACTTGCACCAGTTCCATCTCCAATTACTACTAAATCTGGAGTAGAGTGATATTCATCACCACCATCTTGAATATTAACGTTAGTTAATTTACCATCAGAAATTATAGGAACTATTGATGGAGTTATATTTTTACCTGGTCTTGATAATCCATTTTTAACTAAAATATTTGGTTTATTTTCGTAGTTAATAATATCGGTTGATCCGTAACCACTACCTTTTTCATATAAAGATGCACCTATGATTTGACCTTGTATAACTGGAGTTAAGTTAATTTTATCAGATGTTGGAACGGAATAAATTGCATTTATGGATATTTGAACATCTGGATATTTAAATAATTGGTATCCAGTCCCAACTGTTTTAAACTTAACATGGTTTTTTCTAATAAAGTTGGTATTATCTGTGCCTCCAATACCAGCATTAGCAATTCTAAATGTATTATCATCAATTTTAATTACATTATATTGATCTGTGGTGGATAATCCTGATATTATTTGGGGTAAAGTCGTGCCTAAACCCACAAATGGTGAGTAAGAAACTAATTCACCATCTGAAAATCCATGATTATCAAAAGTAATTGTTGATTTGTGTGTGGATATTCCAAGAGATGGATTGACAAATATTTTTCTACTTAAATATGGTTTTCCTGATTTTACAACTCTAATACTGGATAAACTATTTTTACCATCTCTTAATTTAAATTTATGCAATCCACTCTTAGCAACATCTGTAAATCCTATTGTATTAATACCTGAAGTATAGTCTATCTCATTTCTATAAAGTCTAATGGTGGATAATCCAACTACTTCTGGCCAATACTGTTGACCATTGATTAAACTTTCAAAATTAGCTATATTACTACCTTTAAAAGTTCCTATTCCTAACTGTGTATTTTTATTGCTATCATAAATTAAAACTTGACCACTTACTAAATTATGAGGTTTTAAAAATGTTATTGTCTCTGAAAATGTATCAACACCTCCTCCAAAAGCACTAGTAACCCCACTAAATTCTAAAACTCTATTTCTTCTACGAAAAACTGGTTGAAGAACTGCTTCTCCACTATTACCTCCTGTTAATTGAATTGATACTACACCCTCTATGTCAAAATTTTGCGGATCAACTTGTATCTCTTTTATATCCCCACTTAAAACAGGACTAACTAATGCTTGTGTTGATGCTGAAGATACACTTCCAACTTCCAAAACAGGTGGATTGATTATGTCATAATCCGTCCCAAACCCAATTACTGAAAAGTTTTCAATAGACCCATAGAAAATACTATCAGTTGATTTTCCATTCTCAATTTCAACACCATCAATCAACATTCCAACAGGTCCAGGAATTGTTTCTATATTTTTACCTAAATTTTCAACAACATTTACTGGATATTTTTTAAGTAATTTTTGAGGTGCTATTAACTTATCATATTGATATGAGAGTGTAAATCTATGAAAAGTGTTAGTATTTACAGGAACACCAAATTCAATAAAATCATTAGCATCAATGAAAGCTGGTGATTTAAATAATTTAATTTTATTATTACCTATAGTACGAATAAAATATAAACCAGAAGTAAGTCCGACTAGTGGTTCTGATTCTGGTTCATAATATACTTGATCTCCTGTTATAAAAGGAACATCAGGCACATCAAATGAAATTGTGGAATACTTATTGTCTAAACTGTTAAAATCTTGAATTGTAACATTCTCTATTACATTTGGTATACTAGCTGTAGAGTTTGTTCTACCAACTCCAGATGAAGGAAGGGAATTGCTTGCTACATATAAACTCTCATCTGATTCATTATATACGTTTTGAACATCTCCAGTAATTGTATTATTTCCATATTTTAATAAATTAGCAGAACTAGAAGTTTTTCTTATTACTCTTCTAATTGCATATCTTCTAGAAGAACTAAACTCAAAAGAAGGATTTATTACTATCTTATTTTGTGTTTTTACTACATCTATAATTTCTGACTCTTGAACAATTGTTCCTAAAGAAAAAGGACTACTTTTCTTTTCTAAAATTTGAATAGAATCTCCTTTTCTTAAACTAGACCTATCTATTTTAGAATTTAATTGAATAGAACTTTGTGTTCCACTAATCGAATCAATAATATCATAATTAGAGGATGTATTATAAATCCATGAATTTGCAAATATTTCTTTTTGAGTTTTACTTGTATTTGGATTTTCAATTATTTCACCAATGCTTTTAACATTAATAGTTTCATTTTCTAATGATAATCTATTACTTTCAGATGACACGAAGTCACTTAGTACACCTGTTATTCTTAATTCTACTTTTTTTGTTAAGTCTCCATTTTCAAATCCAAAAATTTTATCATCAGCAATAACATCATCACCTAAATTAATTTGATTTGTAATCCCTGTACAATTTAAAAATTGATTTATAGTTTTATCAAGGTATGAAATATTTGTGTTTATGCCAGAAATGATTGTGCCAGTTGTTCCAAAACCAACAGTTGAATCAACAGTTATAACTGAGGATCCACTTGACACATCAGTTATCACTTTTGTTTTTCCTGTTACATCAAATTTTCCAGTTATAAATTCTTCTTCGTCAAATCCAACAAACAGATCTAAAATAAAATAATCTTTAATTGTAGATATTCCAGATATACCTGTTAATATTTCTACTTCAGATACAGACGCAGAGGAGGTAGAATCTGTTGTTCTAACAATCGTTTGACCTTTTAAATTTAAGGGTTCTCCTGTTAATTTTTCTGCTACTATTCTTTTTCTTCTTACATATTTTGCAGAAGATGGTTTAATTAGATATCCCTCTAAATCGATTATTTTTGGATCTACATCATATAGTGCATTAAATAAAATTCGAAAAGATTCTTCTGTTCCTTTTGATTCATAAAATGTTCTAGCTTCTTTAATAAAATTATTAACATCTAAATTTGAAACAAAGTCTGAATTTTCTAAACCAGGAGTAAAAGTATTTTTTATTTTCTTGTAAAATTCTTGTAAAAACAAAGAACTCAAATTTTGTATACTAGAATTTTTTGTATGACTTTGTGATGTTGATGTAGAAAATACTAATTCTGACGGATTGTTAACATCTCTATATGTTGTAATTCCACTAAATCCACGTTTACACCCAGTAAATGTATTTGTAGTTATACCACTGTATGTGATGATTTCATTATTAATTTTTAGTAATCCAAATTTCTTAGGAAATCCTTTTGTATTTGGTGAAACAGCAATCACTTCATCTGTTGAAGTAATATCCACATCAAGTGTAACTGAACCCTTTAAAGTTTCAGGTGTTAAGTTATCTAATTTTAGATATTGATCTAGATTATCTGTCAGGTCAATTGGACCTCCAGTATACTCTTGAGAGATATAATATTGTTTTAAAAAATCAACTGTCTTCGGACTTTCTGACAAAATAAACTCAGGAAGTTGATTTTCAATTATTTGTTGAACTTTAATTCTTGTATCAATACCAGTGCTTATCATACTATCCTCGTATTAAATCTCCGTTTGTATAACTTGATGTAACTTTAAATCCAACACCAGATATTTGATCTCCAGATGAAATGGTGTCTTTAACCATATTTATTGAACTACTTTCAATGTTAAATTTTAAGTATAAATCTTCAAGACCTATCACATCATTAGATTCTGGAAACGCTTGAATTTCAATAATGTTATTTGGTTTATCAGTTGAAGTGATGTTAATTGTTGTTAAATTTATCTCTCCTTTGATATAATCAACTGTTCCTGCATTTTCAACAATGATTATTTTTTGACCATCAATAATATCTCTCTTAACAATTGATACAACTCCCGTTTGTTTATCTTCATTTGGTGTATCTGTTAAAAATACTGTTTCCGATACTCCAGAAATTTTAAATCCAGTACTCTTAATATTTAATCCCTCACTTTTAACATTAAACTGGTTACCAAAACAAATTTCATACTGTGCAAATTGATTTAAAAGAGCATTTAAGTTTCTTCTAATTCTAATTCTTGTAATATTTGATGTTATTGAATCTTCAATATTATCAATTACACTTAAAACTTTACTATACCTAAATCTACCACCAAATTTATTCACATCAGTCGATTTGGAATAAGTGGTTAAACCATTAGTTATTCTTGTTTTTAATTCATTAACAGATTTGACTCTCGATGAGTTATAATAGATGAATGATTCCAATTCGATATGAAGAACTTTTAAATCAACAATCTTTTGATTGATTCCTGTTAAACTATAATTTTTCAAATCTGATAATATTTGATTCTTATCAAAATCTGATACAAAGTCACCATTCTTTGGTTTGATTGTAATAAAAACAGTTCCGAATTGTGGTGGATCAATTTCTTCTCCTCCAACTACAGAAACACTCTCAGTGTTTGGATAAATTTGTTGAATGATTGCCTCATAATCCCTTGCTGTAACCGCCCTGTACTGTGATGAGTAAAGTCGAGGGGCAAAATACTTAATCGAGTCCACAGACTCTATATCACCGCCATTAGAGGCAGCAGAGACCACAGATATAGTGGGTGTAGACGTTAATGCTGATGATGCACCCGAATCATTTTCAATATTACCTGCAAAAGAGAATGTAGCAGGTCCATTTCCATCTTTTCCATCAGTAATAATATAACTTACACTAATTGTTTTTCCATTTTCAATCTTTCTACCAAAAATACCATCTCCAAATAAAAGTTCATACTTTTCATCTTGAACTTCCTGAATTAAAAAGGTCGATGATGTCGAATTTATATTTAAAATATTATCAACTTGAGTAAATAGAGTCCCTTTATCTGAATTACCAGCATCATCTTTAACATGAACAACAATTGTTGAAGTATCAATCGAAGGGTTGTCTAAAATAAACCTTTGATCAAGTGATCCATCAACTGTAAAGGTTTTGCGAATTAAAGTTCCTTGAAATACTTCAATTGAATTATAAGATGCTGTGTATCCAGTCCGACTACCTCCTAAATCAAATTGAGGTGTCACAGTAGTTACTATATCCTCTGGAATTGAAAAAGTATATGTAATGTCATTACTACTACCAATGCAAACTAAACCTGCCTTCAGAGTCACTGTAGATATCTCTGTGGTATCATTTGAATCTATATCAAAAGATATAGTTGCCTTTGCTGCACTCTTAGATCTTGGAACATATCCAATGTTTCGAGCAAGTGAAACAACGTTCTCTCGAACTGTTGCAGAGTCAAGGAAAGACTCATTTACAACCATGTTTGAGTTAAACGCAGTAATGTAAGTATTATATGCAAGAGTGTCAATCAATACTGAAAAATTTGACCCTTCAAAGTCAAAATCAGTAAAATCTGAGTTTGCTCGAAGATAATCCTTTATTGAGGTTTTTATCTGATCAAAATCTAAGTTTGTAAATTTAGTAAATGGCATATTATCTTGTGGCTTCTAATATGAATTGAAATGCTTGTCTAGGAAACTGCTGTCCAATGATGTCAAAAAAGATATTCACTTCAAATTCGTTGTCATCTGGTCGAGGAATCACTTCAACATCCAAATTATCAATTCGAGGTTCAAAATTTTCAATAGTTATAATGATTTGTCTCTCAATAACAGAGGCAGTACCAAAATCACAGAAGTCAAATAGACTTGAACGAATGTCCGTACCTAGATTTGGGTTAAAAAACCTCTCTCTTGGAATAGTTTCGACTAAATTTCTTACAGATCTCTTAATCGCATTCGCATTTTTGAGAATTGTAAGGTCTTTTGTGACTGGATGAGGTTTAAATGATAGATTAATATCCTTAAATGACCTAGATATCCTAGTTTTCATTCAATTTAGTAAACAGTTTGCTAGATTTATTTATACCTGTAGCAATAATTCTTTATTTATATAAAAAAACACAAAAAAATCGCCTGATTTGGCGATTTTAAGTTATTTAACCTAATTCTGGTTCAATATTAATATCAATTGTACCTGTAATTCCAGTATTTCCGACTCCGATATCAATATTTGCTCTTTCTTTTGCTGTTTTCCAGAAATAATTCTCTTCTGAACCCAATCCATCACGATCATGACCATTTT